TTCGGCTGAAATAGCGGTAATAAATACCGCAACAGCAGGAACTTATGTATTTGATGTAAACTTTACAGATGGACTTTATTTAGATGTTATTTCAGGTGATACGGGTACTTCGACCATCACTTATAAATAGAATTAAATATAATTAATTAATTAAAAAATTTTATGTTGTATGACAAAAAAATGACTTCTCTAAAAGATAAAATTTTAGAGAAATCAGAGGAATCAAAAGAAAAAAAAGAAGAAGAAAAAGAGGTGAAAAAAGTGAAAAAAGGTCGCACCTCTAATAAAATAAAAGGTAAAAAATAAAGATATGAAAAGAAAAATTAATAAAAACAATGGAATATTCTACGTAGTAATTTCATTGGTTGCTGTTTTAGCTATTGGAAGCGGATTATATGCTTATACGGCTTCGCAAAATGTTAATGTAAACGGAGATTATAATTATTATGAAGCAGAAAGGCAGTCTGAACCAGTAATTCAAAATCAAGAAATCGGCGCTATTCCAGGCGGTGATATTTATCAGCCAGTAACGTTTTATAATAAATTCGGTTATGGCGAAGGCAGAAACAAAACAGAATATTTTTATAAGGCGATAAGTTTTGCCGATAATACCACCACGCCTGTTATTTGGAACTCTAAGGATGATGGATTTAATGATTTTTATTTGGTTGATATGTGGTTGGAGAATTCCGGAAAAGCGACAAGCAGTCTTAGAATTTGCGTTTCAACGACGACAAACGGAACTTTATTCGGGAATAATGATGCTACTCTTTTAACTGATGACGCGGGCGCCTGCACCTTAATACGCACTTTAAGCAATGCTTTTGGAGCTGATGGAGCTACTTATGATAGCAATACTGCTACAAGTTCAATGTTTAGTATTCGTCAATATCCCGGCACTGATACAAGAATAGCGGCAAATAAATTGGAAGGTTTTGTAATTAATTCTACGACAGATATTTTTGTTAGAGTTACCAGCACGGACGCTACTTATGATGCCGGTTTAATGGGTGCTGATATTTCAAATGGAATATTGCATATTATTGGTCGTGAAAGTAAAAGATAAATAATTTTAGAGTGTTAAGCTCTTAACTTAATAAATAATTGTGGTTGATAGCCACTTAAAAACTATGGAAAATGAAAATTTAGAGACTCTGGACTCTTTAAACCCAGAAAACGAGAATGCTGACTCTTCAAATGGCGAATCGGATAATCTGGACTCTTTAAACCCAGAAAACGAGAATGCTGACTCTTCAAATGGCGAATCGGATAATGGCGAACCCGATTTAGAAGTTCTCAAACAACAAACTGTTGAATTAACTGATAAAAACAGAAAGTTGTTTGCGAGAGCGAAAGACGGCGAGGAAGCTAAAAAATTCCTCAAAGAGCAAGGATTTGAGCGCAAAGATAACAAATGGCTTAAACCCGAACCTCCTAAACCGTTGGAAAAGCCATCAAACGAACCAGATGAAAGACTTGATAAACTTACCTTAAAAAGCGAAGGCATTACGCATTCTGACGATATTAAATTAGTTTTAGATGAAGCCAAACGTTTGAAACTTCCCGTAGATGAAGTGGCAAATATGGAGCATATAAAATCTAAGTTAACATCGGCAAAAGAACAGCGTGAAGCTGAAGCTGGTATGCCTGCTGGAAGTGGAAAATCAAGCGGGGGAAGTAAAAATACCGTTGAATATTGGAAAGACAGAAAGGATAAAGACGGTAATTATGAAACTCCTTCTGATCCGAAGCTTGCTAATGAGGTAATTGATGCAAGAATAAAAGGACATCAAGACAATAAAATGTTTGATGATATTTAATCTGGTGGTCGGCGTTTGATTGAGATTGAGAAAGGATTAAAAAAATGGCAAATACAGTAACCTAAACTTATTATGGGTTATTAAAATCTCTCCTGATTACTGGGAAAACCCTAACGGATAAGACGAGGGCAACCCGAAGCAAGCAGCGAAAGCGTGCAGCCGCAGAGACTAAGCGGAGAGACTTCTAAGTTATGAGCTGGAAGAAGCGATAGTCCGAACTCATAGGAAACTATGAGAGATGGGCAGAAATGTCCTATCCTTGACAACTAAGATTGACTTATGGCAAATAATTTGATAGTATATACATATAATTAATAAATAAATTATATGGCATATAGCAAAGAATACTATCAAAAAAATAGAGAAAAATTGGTTAAAAATCAACAAAAGCATAGAAGTAAACCTGAATTTAGAGAAAGATACTTATTGGATGCAAAAAAACGAAGTAAAGAATGGTATGCTAATCCTGAAAATAAGTTAAGAAGAAGAAAATACAATCAAGAAAATTGGTTAAGACAAATAAAGAAATTGGAAGAATTAGCTGGAAGACCGAGACCAGAAAAATGTGAAATATGTGGAGATGATAAAGAAAGAATTTGTTTTGACCATTGTCATAAGACAGGTAAATTTAGAGGGTGGATTTGTAATAGATGTAATACTATTCTCGGAAAAGTTGATGATAATAAAAAATTATTACAATCTCTAATAGACTATCTTAGTTAAAGTAACAAAAAGATAATAAGCACGATTACGTGCAGAAGATGAGAGCAAGAATTGCTACTCCTACCTGTTGGATGGATATATTGAATGTCAAATACTCAGATGTCAGAACAATCGTAAATAGTTATATGTCAACCGAGCCGTCAGTAGTTACTGGCACTCGCGAAACGGCTTATACCTATGGTAGTTTCGTTTTAACTGCCGATACTTGGACTATTAGCACTAAAAAGATTATCCCAATCTTCATTGACGAAGCTGACAGATACCAACAGAGTTATGTTGACCAAATGACAATAGCTGCTTTTCAGGGAAAGAAAATTTCCGAGAAAATTGAAAGTTTATTCCTTGGACAATATGGCGAAACTTATATCACAGATTTCGGTTTAACTGATTTAAGCAATACCGGTGATGATGATACCACTCCTATTACCGTTTCAGCTTCCAATATTGACGATATAATTAGAGCTGTAAAGCGAAAATTATACGCCAATAATGGTGTTGATTTAGCGGTTTCCAATGGTATTTATTTCGTATGGAGAGCAACAGATTTTGAAATGTTAGAGGCTTTCGTCCAGGCTGGAATTAAATTCATTGGCCTGTTAAAATCTTTTCTAATACACGGCGAACATCCCAACTATGCAACTGCGTAAATGGACAACGCCGACCAAGCGATTATCAATCGTAGGTTCAGAGACTAAACGAAAAGACCGCCGAAAGGTGGATGTAATAGTCCGAACATTATAGGAATATAATGAAATAGGCAGAAATGCCCTATTCGTTCTTTAAAAACTTAATTAGGAAACGCTTGACTGGAAGTGTTTGTTTATATATAATATAAGTATATGAATAAACAAAAACAACGTGAATATGATAGGAATTGGAAGCGAAGCCAAAGACTGAAAAACCCTGAAAAAGTCAGGGCTTATGGTAGATTGAAATATCAAAAGATGAAAGAAAATCCTGAAAAGTTAGAAAAACGTCGAGAATATATGCGTGCTTATAATAAAGTATGGTCAAAAGATAACCCTGTTAGGTCGGCATATAGACGAGAATGGATGAAAAATTGGTATCGTAAAAATTCCAAAGAAATCTATAAAAGACGAAGAGAAAAGCCTTACGAAAAACTTTCAGCCACTATACGAAGCAGGATATACGATTATCTTAAACACGATTATAGCTCAATCAAAACTGAAAACTTGCTCGGGATTACAATGAAAGAATTAAAAATATATCTTGAAAAATTGTTTAAGCCAGGAATGACTTGGGAAAATTACGGTTTCTATGGTTGGCACGCCGACCACATCCGACCGCTTTCAAGTTTTGATTTTACTAAGCCAGAAGAGCGAAAAAAAGCGTTTCATTATACAAATTTGCAACCACTTTGGGCAAAAGAAAATATGCAAAAGGGTTCAAAAGTATCTAATTAAGTTTAAGGAAAAGTAACAAATTTGAATGGTTTTTCCGAAGCTGATATTAGTTTGAAAAATGGTATTCCTGTCCAAAAAGCATTCCGCTATTTGGGAGTTGACCATTATCTGTCTAATTCGCACACTGCTAATCACGTATTGGCTGGAATTAAGAGATGTGGAGAACTTGGTATATTGAGAGGAACTTTCGGTAAAGTTAAATTTATTGA